GTTTCCCAGTCACGATCGAAGAGGCAGTGACTTCAACTGTGCAGCCTGAGCAGAGTTTATCGGAGCATCCTTAACAGAACTGGGCAGGTCTTCACCAGCGTATAGGTAGATGCCTAATCCAAACATGGCAACACACTTCACTAGGCAACGCATACGGGCATCCGATATGTCCCTAGATGTAGGGTTCACTATAGACTTGTTTCTATTGTCCATTACTGGCAGCCACATAGTGTGGGTTATACCCTCTACAGTTACTGCAACCGACACTTCGACAGTGCCATTTTCCAGAAAGGTCGGGTCAAAGTATTCATAGGTGGCTTCAGGGTAATGCTCCATCAAGGTCTGCCATGCCCAAGCCCATGATAGGTAGGATAAGTTGCCCTTCTTTTCTACATGCTTGCTACAGTCTATTGCTGATAGCGTTTTCCATACATTGCTCATTGCTCTGTCCTCGCTGTTTGTATTTGCTCAATTGCATACTGCTTGCCATAGCCTTCATAGTAAGACTCTGACTGCCCTTCAAGTGAATCATAACCGTACAGGCAATCAAGCTCTCCACGGTCAAAATCATTTAAGTCGTTAACATTATCCATTACTGACCCCTCTCATAACCTGCAAACTCTTCAGGCTTAAGTAAATTAATCTCACAATAAACCTCCCATACCAACTCGCGCAGTTTATTTTCTAACCCCATGTAGATATCATCGCGCATATTAATGCTCAGGGTTTCTACCTTAGAATGTAGGTATAGGTGATCTAGGAACTTAGCCTGGTCGGTGCATGCTGGGGGAAGGAAATCATCTTGCCAGCTTGGCATACATTTAAGCCATGCGTGACACAGGGTATCTTTTGATTCGTCATCTAGCTCAAGAAGGTCGCCAGAAAACTTGGGGTTATCATCCTGCATTTGCGGCAGAACGTCTTTAATTGATTTGATAAAGTAATTCAGATTGTCACTCATAATACTACCCTAGTTGTGTTTGTGTGCTGACTATTTTACACATCGTTTATTTATTGTCAAACACTTGTTGCAAATTAATTTACACAAGTATATTATTCAACCTCACTTAAGGAGAATTTTATGGATGTAATCAAAGCGATGCGCTTCTTCATGCAGCAACACGGTATGAGCCAGCAAGACCTATCAAGAGAAGCCCACCTCAACCCTGCTACTATCAGTTTGATAATGACTGACAAGCGACTACCGAGCATGTCTACTCTGATTGCTATATCAGATTGCTTCGGGGTTAAGGTATCGGAATTTATAGCGGCAGGTGAGTAATGGATAAGAAGGGGTACTACGCCATTATCCCTGCTAGTGTTAGATATGATGCGCGTCTAACACCAAATGCTAAGTTGCTATACGGGGAGATAACAGCCCTGTGCAATGAGAAGGGTTATTGCTGGGCAAGCAATGCTTACTTCAGTGATCTATACGATGTGACTAAGGCAACGGTAAGCGCCTGGATAGGCAACCTTAAGGATGCTGGTTACATAACGGTAAGTATGCAATACAAGGAAGGTACTAAACATATATTGCATAGGTATATAAGAATATTTGATGAGGGTATACAAGATAATTTGAATACCCCTACAAGAAAACTTGATGACCCTATACAAGAAAACTTTAAGGATAATAATACAGTTAATAATACAACTAATATTACAGTTAATAGTATTGATCATTTTGATAGTTTCTGGAGGGCTTACCCTAAGAAAGCTGGCAAGCAGGCGGCAAGAAAAGCATGGAATAAACTCAAACCAAGCGACGAGATAGTCCAACTGATTGCAATTAACCTCAAGGCCAGGCTAGATGCTGGCGAATGGGAGGACACCCAGTTCGTACCCCATGCGTCTACCTATCTCAACGGTGCAAGATGGGAAGATGAGGTTGAAACTAAACGCACACAAAGAAAATTAAACCAAGAGTCTATCAAGTCACAGTCTATTCAGGACAAGCTGACAGATACATCTTGGGTATAAGGAGAAAACAATGGCTAGTAAATTTAAACCAACGCTTAAAGAATTTAAAGGTGATCACCCATACTTTGAAAATGGGGAGCAGTACACCTACCGTCAATTCTCGACAGGCGCGAGCAACTACAATCGAGAATATATAGAAAAGATTGCCGCTGAACTAAAGGTCAGCCCAGAGGACATCAAGCCCGATGTTATGCCTGCTACAATTAAGAATAGATTGTACGGGTGCAGCCACTGTACGCCTGAACATCTGCGTCCGGTTGGACTCATCGACCTGACTACTCTTGGTGGTAAGTATTCAAAGAAGGGATACACTAAAGAGAGGCGAGAACAGGTTCTTAACCAGCCGAGGCTTGAAGATAAACAACAGCGTCTTATGGATAAATTCTTGAGGGTGAAACTATAATGCCAGAAGGTTATACAGTTAACAGCCAGTCTACACTGGATAATTATATTAAGTTTGCTACCGACCTATTTCATGAAAAGAAGTACGTCACCTTCAACTATAAACTGGGCAAGCCTAGAACCATAAAGCAAAACGGTGCGCTCTGGGGTTTTGTTACCTCTATTGCAGATAGGTTTAACGAGTGCGGAATGGAGATGGAAGTGACCAGCCCTGCTTTAAATAAACCAATCATCGTACCCTGGACTAAGGATAGTGTGATGGATAAGATCTGGCTCCCAGTACAAGGCGCACTGTATCCAAACAAGACTCAAAGCAGCAGTGAACTCAGCACCCATGAAGTAGCGCCAGTAGCAAATGCTATAATCAATCACTTTGCAAAAAAGCAAATGCACTTTGTGTTCGCTAAAGAGGAGTTTGAGCTTGGCAATTAAGAGAGATGCGGCAGACAAATGGTTTAGTGATGTAGTCAGAAAGAAGGCTGGCTTTATTTGCGAGCATTGCAAGAAGGAAGGATCTAGGATGGAGTGCGCTCACATCTATGGTCGAGCAGCCAAGTCTGTCAGATGGTCTATGGATAATGCTATGTGCCTATGCCACTACTGCCACATGAAGTTTACTGCTAACCCATTTGAGTTCACTGCGTTCTGTGTAGCCAAGTATGGACAGGGACACATGGACTTGCTGAGAGAGAAGTGGAACGTGCTGATGCCCACGAACAAAAAGCTTAGGACAGAGATAGCCAGGCACTACCGAGAAGAATTTAAGAAGATGGATAAAGATAGAAACTATGAGCCAATCTCATACAATTAAAGGAGACTATTATGTCTACTGGATTTATAGCAGAGTTGTTTGATAAGTGTGAGCAGCACAACTTAAAAGATATAGAGTCCAAGCTGAGGAACATACTAGAGTCTGTTCTATACCACGATGCCAGACCTGACCATGCAAGGGAACAGCTCGATGATATATGGCTTGAGATTGATGCTGAGATAGAGTTGCTTTCTGTGCCGCCAGATGAAGAACAATTAAGCTTGCTTAACCCTTCGTTTGATGTAGAATAGTTAGTGAACAAAACGTATATCACTTCGGTGGTAATTTATTAATATCGTTGAGTTCTGTTTTTGCTTTTGTTTCCCCTGCGGCCCTAATTGTTCCGAGCGATTAGGGCTTTTTTTTGGTATAATCAAGCTATGAAAAAAGACAGCTTACTTAAAAGAATCGGTGTCTCTGGGTACGATAAACCTAAGAGAACTCCAGGCCACAAAACAAAGTCACACGTTGTAGTGACTAAGGTGGATGGCAAGCCAAAGACTATTAGGTTTGGGCAGCAGGGTAAGACAGGCTCCCCTGACGGGTCAAAGCGCAATGAAGCATTCAAAGCTAGACATAGAAAGAATATCGCCAAAGGAAAATCGTCTGCGGCATACTGGGCTAACAGGGTTAAATGGTAATGAAAGGTTTATACGCAAACATACATGCTAAACGCAAACGTATCGCAGCAGGTTCTGGCGAGAAGATGAGGAAGCCTGGAAGTAAGGGCGCTCCAACCAATAAGGCTTTTAAGAACTCAAAGAAAAAGAGTCTTCTAAAAGGTTATTAATAAGACCAGATAACAGGCAGCACCTAAGAAGAAGCCAGTTAAAAATAGAGTCCTAAATGAAAAACCGAGCAATTAAACACAGCGACAACTGGGAAACCCCTAGCTACATATACGACCCACTTAACGATGAATTTAACTTCAACCACGACCCCTGCCCTATTTACTATGGGGACATAACTCCTGATAAGGATGGCTTGATACAGCCGTGGGGTTCTCGGTCGTTTGTGAACCCACCGTACAGCCGAAAACTTAAAGAGGCCTTCGTAGCTAGAGGCGTAGCCCATATGGAAGAGGGCTTCTTATCTGTTTTCCTACTACCTGTAAGCACCAGTACCCAGCTATTCCATAGGGTTATACAGCCAAACGCTACTGAGATTAGGTTTATAGAGAGACGGGTGCGTTTCATAGGCCATAACGCTCTAGGACAGAAGGTCTCAGGCCAGAATGGAATGCACGACTCCATGATCGTGGTGTTCGATGGTAGGTGAGATTCCGTCTAAAACAGTAACACCCTATTGAAAGGTTATTAATAAGACCAGATAACAGGCATCGTGTCTCTGATGTCTACATGGATAAAAGTCTTAGCCACCCCTATCCCATTAAAGCCCATTGCCTGAGCATGCTTGATTATAAGGTATGCTTCGTTTCCATTATTAATCTTTATGTCTGCGGCAATACCGCGAGCATGGGTTCCAGGCTTGGATTTTCTTGCCTCAATACTGTGGCTTGGATCACGATATCCACTGGTAATAATAAAAGGGAATCCACACTCATGGCGTAAAGCGTCAAGCGCCCACAGGAATCTGTCATCCATCTCGTTGTTGCCAGTCTCTTGGCAGTTGAAGTCTTCTATCTTAAAGTATCTCATTTACGCATACCCATTAACTTGCTTGCGCCTTTGATTCCGAAGCTGGCTGATATGGCCACAAACAATAGATATTGATACCACTCTGGCAGATCATTCAGGGCCGCAAATGCTTCTTTGACTCTATCGACTACAGTCATGTCACCAACTACTATCGCATACCCAACCATAAAGATTGGCACCGCTAACACAATAGTCCAGAACTCGTCCTTCCAGCTATTAGCAGAAGCATCAGCCATCTTAGCTTCCCAGTCAGCATCATTCTGAATCACGTTCATCTTGGCTTCGTGCTTCGCTTTAGCCTGATCAGCCTTGTTCTTTAGGAACCCGCCTGCTAATTCTGCAATGGGGCCAAGTAATAGTTTGAGCATTACAGTATGCCTTTCTCAATTAAGAATAAACCGATTATCAGGGGGTACATACCCCACAGCATCATTTCGCTTTTCTTGAATCGCTGGGAGCCTTCGTCTAATCGCTTCTCAATGTTCTGGTATCTGATCGCGCATTCTTTTTCGTGCCCTTCCAAGCGAATCAGAGCTTCCTTAACCGTTGCCATTTATGGCTCCTAATATTAGTGCAAATAAAAAATAAACAGCATATCCAAGTACAGCTATTCCTGCGATCTGAATGCTATTCCAGAAGAATGCCTTGCGCTTCCTAGCCTGTAGATAAACAGTCTTCTCTCTCTGGTCTTTGATCTTGCGTCTGAGTGCCACCAGTTCTTTATAGCCGTCTGGGCCATAGGTGTACATCAGCAGTTCTCTGAGTTCTGCTTCCTGTTGCTTGATCTTTTTTTCGTGCGCGTATATCTCCATTGCTTCCTGCTCAACACTTTTAGAAGCAATAATTCGTTTGAAGAGAGGCGGGTTTTCTGCCCTGCGCTTATGCTCATTGAGATCAGCAACGGCTCCGTACCACCGACCCAACTGAGAGAGAGTATCTTCTACTCCCTTCCCAGCCTTAACCATGCGCTGTATAGTGCCAAAAGCATTGGTCGCTATACTAATCGCTGTTATCGGGTCGATCATTCAGAAGCCCTTCTATTCACTCAGATGCTGCACGAATGTCTTTAGCAATTCCTTCGACAGCAGTTGCAGAACCTTTGCCTATACCCTTAGCGGTATCGGTAACCATAGTCTGTGCTGAGTCTACAGTGCTGGTCAGAATCTCTTGCGATCCATCTACTGCGCCATTAAATGTGTTACATCCCATAAGGGCTAGTGTTGCTAGTGCTAATAAGTATTTCATTTTATTTTCCTTTAAGGCGCTGTAGGCCAGGTTACGTTAGTTGGGAAATCTGTTTGTGTTGAGATGTCTCGCAATGCTGTGCGGTATGTAGCCCAAGAAGCCTTTGTGCTGTCGTCTAACGGACTGTCAGGCATCTGTGTCCAGTCGCATTCTGAAAGCAACTCATCACGATCAAGCCTTACTACCTTAGCTTCTGACTCTATTTCGTCTGCGGTCAAGCTTCTAACTGTCCAGCCTAAAGTCCACACACCATCTATCAATGTAGGCGCATCATTGCTTACTGCTTTTTCATCGTGAGCAGCAGAGGGCTTAGGGCTTACAGTTACACTATAAACACCGTAGTCAGACAGGTCTAAATCCGCTATTGCATCAGGGAAAGATGTGCCTGGGTTGTCTTGCTTTAATTGTCTTGTGCTGTACGGAAAAGTATCTACAGCGTCATTTACTATTTTTACTAACATGCTCTATTCCTTTTAATTAAGATGCTATCCCGCCCAACACAAAGTGGCCGCCATTAAACACAGTGGATGTGCCTACAATTGTATCAGCAAGTGTTACGTTATTGGGGTCAGAATAATCATATACATATATAGAGGAGTCTTCCGATCTAGCTTTGGCAAAAAGCAATTCCCGCGCTGGGTCTACTGCCAAGCTCCTAGAGTTTCCTCCACCAAGATTAACTTCAGAAATAGTGTCTGTAATACTCATAGATGAAGTATTGCTATAATCTACAACCGATAAGCTGTCTAAACATAAACAAAAAAGTAACTCTTTACTTGGGTCAGTTGCCAATACAGTCGGTTGATTTAAGTTTGTCGCGTCAGAAAGGTTACTAATAACCGATAAACTTGCAACATTTGATGTATCTATAACAGCAACCCTATCATTAGCAAAGTGACCAGTAAAAACAAGATCGTTTGTAGTATCTATTGCCAAGCCTCCAGCGGTGGCCATGTTAGTGCTAGAAGTTAAAGTTGTTCTTTCTGACATGCTAGCAGGGTTAGCTATGTTAATAGATGTTAGCCGCCCTCCCGCTTTCATAAATGCAGTGTCTCTAGCAGTGTCTACAACAATTAAATCGCCATTATAAGTAGTAGATAGGCTGCTCGTTATAGACATACTTGCAGGGTTGCTATAATCAACAGCATTGAAGTAGTTGGGGGTCTGACCAGAAACATAAACAGTTTCTGTAGTGGGGTCTGCTGCAACACCTCTTGTAAAATCAAATTTGTCGCTGTCTATAATTGAGTCTGTAATGCTGATATTTGATATGTCGCTAAAATCCACACAGATCGTGACTGGGAAAC